GGTGAGGTTGATGTTGTAAGCCTCTACGAGTCTGCAGCACCAAAAACGGACTTGCACTGACGTTGCACTGGTGGGCGGGGGGAGATTCGAACTCCCGCCTTCCGCCGTGTGAGGACGGCACTCCACGAGATGTGTCAACCACGGGCCTCCTCGCCCACCCTGCACAGTGCATGCACAGGAGAAACCATGAAATACTACGTTCGTAAAGGATACTTTGGCCACCTCGGGATCAAAGAGATCTCCTTTTTCAAGTATTGGTGGTACAAGCTTTTGGGCTATGTAGTCTACAGTGTTAACCCTAAAAAGGTCAAGGTATACCAGCTGAATGAGTATGATTGGTGGGCTGGCTACAGCCTTGAATCTGTCAAGAAGGCCTATATAAAGGAAACCGGAGTCCCTGAGGAAGAGGCCTTCATGGATGAAGGTGAAGTATCAGACGAGGCGATGGACAGGTTTAAGTACTGGGGAGGCGAAGATAACCTCTACGACTATCCCATCACATTCAGAGAGGAGCTTCAACACATGATAGACCAGGGTATTGAGTTCCCTTGTTTCTTCGCAACAACGGAGTACTAAGCTGGGGGAACCAGGAGGTATGTATGACCAAATATCGTTTTAATCCTATGTGTCCCTATTGTGGGCAACGAACCCAAGAAGAATTAGAACCCACAATCCATTTGGTTGACTGTGTCAAGTGTAAGCAAAGATTCATTATGCGGGTACGATTATATCCTGATTATGAAGTTATACCATTGGATGAGGGTCATAGGTAGCGCGTTTACAAGGATACGTTGAATGGGGAGTGGTAACAATTTTGCTGGCGGTCTGCTCGTGGTATGGTGAGAAGGTCACTGGACAAACTCAAACCATGCCCCTTATCATGGGCAGTGGGGGTAAGGGAAGTCGGATGATTTGTTTGTTGGAAATGGCCGACACCGCCAGCATTTTACTCAACATGTTGAGTAAGTTTGGGAGGGGATGATGGAATTTGGGGAATGGTGGACTGCCCACGAACAAGTGAGCAGACATTATCGAAATGAGATAACCAAAACTATTGCCCAGAGAGCATGGCAAGCCGCCCAAGCCGAACAGCGGGAGAGGGATGCGAGGATTGCGGAGGAAGATTGCCCCAGTTGCTATCATCCCACTCGTAGAACATGCGACTGTATTTGCCACTCAATCGCAGCCAAAATCGGGGGGGAGTGACCGAAAACTATATCATTTTCTCTCAAAAGACTAAATTGGGAGATTTGAAAGAAAACTGGAGGTAAAAATGAAATTCGACATCAACGCAATACATCACAAGTTAGACAGGATTATCGAGCTGTTGGAACTGCTAACCGAACCCAAGAGTTTGGAACAGGCAGGGCAAGAGTGGCATGATAGGGTCATGCGACAACATTTTAATCAACATATTGAGTAAGTTTAGGAGGAAGGGTCTTATGTGTATAAACAATATTGATGAAATCATTAGGGTGAAAGATAAGCGCATCTCTGATCTTAGGAAACAACTGCGTAACATTCGCCAAGAAACCCTTGAAGAAGCAGCTAGAGTAGCTGATGAATGGCCCCACTATATCGGTGAGAAAATAGCGGCTGAGATCAGACAACTAGGGGAGGTTTGGGGATGAGTATCAAAGAAGAATTAGTAAATGAATTGTTACATCTTTGGCCAACAAAAGAGATTACTTTTCTTGGTTGGATGTTGCAAGAGGAACCTATTGCAAAAAGATTTCATCAAATAGCAATGTCCTATGGACACGATGTTGCGCTGGAAATATATGATGAGGCAAAAACCCGTTTCAATGCCGACACAGTGGTGGCGCAAAATGAATAGGCGATCATTCATAAAGGGCTGCAGTCTCCTGGCCGCCTTGCCTTTGGTAGACCTTAAGGGTGCTATAAGCACTTTGTGTAAGTGGGCAAGTCGGCCTGTGTATCACTGGAAGAATTACGGCGCTACGATGACAGTGCCGCTACACTATGGTAGGAACATGAGTGGCATGGAGATTATGACACTCATGCAGCCCCTGAGAAATCAATACTGTGACGCAGTTTATGAGCAACTTTTCAAACCAACACCCTTGCTTAGGAGATTAAAAGATGTCAACCGAAGAGAAACTACCTGACCGCTACTACGTGCCACGTTCGTTCTTCAAATGGAAGGGAAGCTTCGAGGTTGATATTGGCCTTGGGGCCTTCACTCTCTCGGGAGACTACGTTGGGAACTCTATCGGATTCATGCCTGTCTATTCCGACATACGACTCTACAACCGTGACTGGCCGGACGAAGACCCCATTATTTTTGATGCCAGTATCACAGAAATTGACGAGTGTGAAGGGGAGAAAGATTATGAAGCCGATTGATATTGTGGTCAGAATGCACTTTGGTAGCCATCTCTATGGGACAGCCACTGAAAATTCAGACCATGACTACAAAGGGATCTTTCTGCCGGAGAAAAGCGATCTAATCCTCGGGAAGAGGTGTAAGAGTATAAGTACTTCTACTAAGAAAGGCAGCGACGAAAAGAATACTAGCCTTGATGTAGACGAGGAGATCTACAGCCTCCATTACTTCATCGAGCTTGCCTGTAAGGGTGAGACTGTCGCCTTCGATATGCTTCACGCTCCGGACACTATGATTATCGAGAAGAACTGGATCTGGGATGAGCTGGTGAGGAACCGTGAGAGATTTTACACCAAGAACCTCAAGGCCTTTGTGGGCTACGCCCGGCGCCAGGCGGCGAAGTATGGGATCAAGGGTAGTCGAATAGCTGCTGCAAAAAAAGTTCTCAGTATCATTGATTCTCCGCCAAACTCCCAGGTCAGAATGATGGATGTTTGGCACCTCCTCCCGGAGTCCGAACATCTCCGCCATGTCCAGCCTGGCCCGAATGGCATTCGCCAATATCAGGTATGTGGAAAGATCCTGCAAGAGACGGCAACCACTGCCTATTGTTCCAGCATCCTCAAGGACTTTCTCAGCCAATACGGTAAGAGGGCAAGGATGGCCGAGCGCAACGAGGGTGTTGATTGGAAGGCTATTAGCCATGCTTTGCGAGTGGCCTTTCGGGTTCGAGAGTTTTTTGAGGATGGCACGATGACATTCCCCAGACCAGAGGCGAAGCACTTACTGTCAATAAAGAGGGGGGAGCGCGATTGTAGGGAGGTTATCTCCGTTATCGAAATGTTGATGGGACAAATCGAGAACCTGGCCGATGCATCTGATCTCCCCACAAAGGTGAACCGTGGATTCTGGGATGATTTCATATTGATGGTTTATGACACAGTTCACGCAGATCCAACAGCGGGGGTACCAAGATGATCTTTACAGATGAATTCATGGAGCCAATTTTTATTTTCCTTGAGGGCACCATGGGGGTTCCCCAATCTCTCAAGCACCACCCAGAGGGAGACGTGTTTACTCATTCCCTCCAAGTTATGCACCAGGCACTCAGGGAAACAGACGATACAGACCTCATCTTGGCTGCCATGTTACACGACGTTGGGAAGGCTGGGCTCCCACTAGACAAGAGGAGTGGGCATGAAACCGTAGGGGCCGAATGGTTGAGAGACTATGTGAGCCCCAAGACTATCTGGCTAATTGAGCAGCACATGAGGGTATGGGCCTACCTCAAGGGAGAGATGAAGAGGCTGGGTAAGTGCCTATACCTGGCCAACCACCCCTGGTTGCCCGAGCTTGTCCAGTTAGCTCGGTGGGACAAAATGGGGCGGAGGCCCGGTTGGTACCCCATGTATAACCGCAGGGTGATCCAGTCTAGCCTCAACACTAAGGGAATGGCGAGGTTCGAGGGGCTCAAAGAGGAAGACCCTGCAGAGGCAGCAGTATATCTCTGGATGCTATCAGAGACTGGAATGAGGTCAATGGAGGCAAGGTAATGTTTGATCCACGAACATACTATTTCAACAAACTTGCAAGTCATTACATTCTATTATAGGAGGGCTACCACTGTGGCTAAGGTTGAAAATCCAACTAGGGGGTTTATTAAGATCATCGGAGAAGATCAACCCATCGAGGCGATGATCCATTACCTGGTAAACAAGGGCGGAAAGAGATTGTCTGCCACTGTAATTTTAAAGAGTGAGGCTCAGTCTCCGGTTCCCGGAGCTTCACACATAGCCGATGTCCTCGAAGAGCTTTCCGGTATCCTACAAAATGAAATCGAAAGGAGGGCACATTTTGAATCTGACGATATACTTTGATATGGACGAAACCTTGGTTAACTTGGTAGACCCCTGGCTCGACATCCTCAATGCAAAGCTCGGGAACGGTTACAGTTTTACAAGAGAAGACATAGACATGTATGACATGACTAAGGTAGTCCCCCTGTCGGTGGAGTCGGTCTTAGAACCCTTTCATCGTCCTAGATTTTGGGAGAACCTACCTCCGCTTCCTGGCGCAGTTGAGATAGTCAGGGAGCTGCACGACCAAGGGCATAACATTTACATAGCAACGAAGCCTTTTAGATCCGACAACTGCGCCTGGGAGAAGCGTTTATGGGTAGAGGATAATTTACCATTCCTCGATCCAGAGCACAACCTTATCATGCTTCGCCACAAACACCTGCTCCAGGGACATGTCATGGTGGATGATTATCCTCCAAACATTTCCCGGTTTAACGGTATGCGTGTCCTGATAGACCGTCCCTGGAATAGAAACCTGAGAGATATGGGCTGGTACGAAACTTGGTTCACCAGGGTAAAATCTTGGAATGATCTGAGAAGTGCTTTGACTGTGAGGTTTTTTCGGTAATCCCCCCACCGACTCACGGCCCGGCCCCCGGTAGGTTTTCTCCTCCTTTTCCTGCCGGGGGTTTTTTGTTTTTTAGGTATCCCCCACACCAACTATCCCTAAGCTCATGGTTTGCATCTCCATCTATCGCAGCGTGTTGAGCTAACCACTCACACCTTTGCCTTGCCCATTCTTCGCAATCTCTTATAGGGTATTTCCATGCTCTCGCACCAAGAGGTGCAGATTCGATGGGGATGTACGGATTGTAGAAAGTCTCAGGAAAGGCCCACGCACCAGGGAGGACACCAGTAGCAATAGCCAATTTAACACACATCTCTTTACTAGGTTCACGGTCACCCTGTAATATGTAGTGTACCGTAGAAGGCGAAACCCCTGCCCTCCTTGCGATCTCGGTTTGACTTAGTTTTTCACACATAGTCAATTCACTCCAGGTTAATAGACTAAAGGCATTCTATCCTATAATATAATTTCCTTCTTATCAAGAAAAGGGAGGCGCCATGGCACGGGGTAAACACAAAGACATAGTTGAATTCAGATGCCCATTTTGTTTTGGAAGAATAGTTGCTACAATAGATATTGACGATGCTGGCGCAGGAACTATAGAGAGAGCAATGGCTCAACACAAACCAGGCTGCCCCATATTGAAAACATATAAGGCCGCTCTTTCTATGCCTGGGTAGATTGGCATGTTTGTTGCTTTTGATAAATTTTTAAAGGAGGGGCAAAATGAGATACCTGGTAACTACTTTTCTTGTGTTGCTGTTCACCATTCCCGCCAATGCTGGAACCATGTACTGTAAGGCTGGAGGCTATAAGTACATGATCATCCCCGGAAAAGACACTAAAACAACCGTAATGGATAAATGTGGTGAGCCCGTCAGGACTTACTATCCCAGCTCATCTATATCGGTTGGTGCTGGGAAATCCACCTTTAAGAAGGGTAAGGATCGGGTGGTAAGGGGGAGACACAAGAGTGCCACAATCACCGCAGACATTGAGCACTGGGTCTATAGGATTGGTAGGTATTATTATACCCTGGAGTTCGTCGGTGGCGTTCTCGGTGGGTTTGCAAAGTCAAAGGTTAGAAGAAAGTACTAGGGCTCGTCCCTGCCCCTTTCCCTGTCCAGCGATACCAGTATTTTCATTACATCCGAAGGGGCTAGCCCATATCTATTCATCATCATTCTAAAGGCAAAGATCACCTCTTCGGAAGGCTTTTCACCTGGGGTAAGCATACTAATCCTCCTAAATTAACAAAACACCCCCGGTTGACGAATTCGTCAAACAGGGGTATTTAGTCTAGCTTATTGTTTATACTACTGAAAGTAGTTCTTCTGATAATCTACGGAAAAGATTGAGGTATTGCTTTTCGGTAAGGTGTTCGCAGACTTGGCAAGTCATTTTTTCTATCTCTGATTCCTCCCTTTCCGGATACCTCACGTGAAGTCCTTCATGTATAATTGCCGGGAGGAGAGGGGCAGTCGGATCTATTGGAATATCATAGATGTCAACAGTGTCATCTATTCTGTAGGCAAGATATTCAGCCAGTATGTCCGGATCGAGGAATTTGAACCTGATAAAGGTGGTCCTGTTCCTCATGAACTTATAGAGCCAGTGGAGGAAGCTATCTGCCTGTTTCTTTGTCATTACGCCCTCCAGGTGAACCCTCCGTAAGAGAACCCTCCGTTGATAATAATGTGCGGGTAAAGCTGGAATTCACCATAGTGATTATATTCAACCGTGACGTGGCCATTCTGGAACCTGGTAGGCTTCTGCCCCTTCCAGTCTGGGTATCGATGGGTAAGGCATCCTACACATTGAGCTATTTGTTCTTTTCTGGCGAAGTGAACATTCCTGGTGTCTTGCTGGAAGCTGTGGACGTGACAATAGAGGATGTTGTCACCAAACTCGTGAAGGGTTTTGTTGGCATGGTATTTATTGTAGAACCACCCATGAGCCCACCAGAGCTGACCTATCTGGTAAGCTTCGCCAAAGGGGACAACTGTCATCTCCAGCTCTTCAAGGTGGAGATCGTTGATGATGTCGATGTGGTCCGCCATTGCAGGATTTTTCTCAACATACCATTCAGCCCGTTTCTCGTGGTTGCCTATGATGTAGATCATCTCGGTATCTGGAAGGGCATACCTGTATAGGTAAAGCTCTTCCTTTACTGATTCATAGTCATCCTTGTAGCGTCTTCCTTCGGCAATCTTTGGCTTCTTTTTGTTCCAGTTGCTCAATGAAGCAAACTCACCTGAGTCTCCCATGAAGACCAAGATGTCAGGCTTAATGTCAAGAACGTATTCTCTAGCCACCCGGTAGGCCGGGTGAAGCTCGGTGTCAAAAGGGTCTAAATGCATATCGGGTAAACCAACAGCAATGGTGTCTGTCTTAATTTTCATGTGCGCTCCTTACCCAAGTTTTGGTATTAGAAAAGTGGCACTAAATGAGATGGCTGCACCAAAAAACCAATAAAGTGCGGTGCCCCACTTGCCAGCGATTGCCAGAATAATTGAGGACGCAAACATCTCTCCCATGATGACAATCGGAAAAACGTAAGCCCACCAGCTATCCCACATTTGTTATCCCCTCTCTCTTCTTCTTGTATCTGTAGCCAAAAAAGAAGAGTATAATGGTGGTCATGGCCGCATCGGTGACAGGATCTCTCTGGATGAACTGCCACTGGAAGGTTTTTCCGAAAATATTGGCTATGTTGTAGGCCCACTGCACCCAGAACTTGTCAGCCAGATAGCCTAGTGCTGTGAATCCAGCTACCGGGGTAAATGTTCCATTGAGAAGCCTGGCTATCCAGGGTAGCTTCTGAGTCTTAAGGACAGTCATATACATCTCTCTTGCCTTGTTGACGTCAGCTATCTCCTGATTGCCTTGCTCGACTTCTAGGCGGAACATCTCCTTTGTGGCCTGGAATTTCTCGGACTCTGACATCTTTCTCGGGACAAACCTGTCAAGAAGGTTGCTTATCCCCGAGCCAACTGCTCCGAGTCCTTCCTTGACCACTCCTGCCGCAGTGTTACCAGTGAAGAAGTCTAGTATCTTTCCCACGAGTTTCTCCTTTTATCACACCTGTGATAGGTTAAAGAAAATTAAAGGATCTACAAAGACGGATTTTTGTTGGTATCTCCCGTCTATTAGGTAGGTGAACGGCTTCAGACTTACCCTCACATGAATGTGGGGTGTCATGGCTCCGTGCTCATTTGGGGGGTATTTCAGGGAAATGTCTTGGGCATAGCCAAGAATGTGACCGATCCCGACATGTGTTTTTATAATGCTCAGCCTCGGCTCCATATACCATATCTCGCAGCGAACCCTATCGTTCGAGATCTGGACGCCTTTCCAGGACAGGTCTGAGGCGTATGGGTATTCTATTTTTTCTACATAGGCATTGAAGGGGGCCACCACTGCTTGACCTGGCTCCACTTCCAGGTCAACACCATCGTGAAAGTCTCTGCTCCCGTCTGGGTTAACGCCCCTTGATGCACCGAAATTACCGTTGCCTCTATTGTCAGACCTCACCTTGCATGGCAAAACTGGTACTTCGATTCTCATAAACACCTCCTACCAGATACTTAGAAGTTTACTTCCCCATGCACCGAGCAGTGCAGCCAGGGCTGCCCATTGTAGCTTCACATGTGTTTTAATGGTAGCCAGACGTGCAATTATCCCCCTACTGTCCCCGTTTCCCTTGATACAGGACACTAGGTCTTTAATGTCTGACTTCATTTCGTCCTGACCCTTCTCCATGCTTTCCACCTTGGTCAGGAGCTTGGCTATTGAGCCCTCCTGTCTGCAGTCATGGGGCATCACTATATGTGCTCCACAGTCGTTGCATGTACTCATCTCGACCTCTCCTACTTCCCATTATATCACTGATGTGATATGCCGTCAACTATCCTTTTCTTGCCCTTGTGTATATGTCATAAGCGTTTTTCACAAGCTTGTTCCTTAGTCTGTAATACCTATCCAACTTCTCCCTTTTCTCGTCCGAGGTGTATTTTCTACTGTTCTCGATCTGCCTCATAACCTTTCTGATGTCAGAGAGTTGCCTCCGGATAGATGTTAAATGTTTGTTATATGCGTAGGCTGTAACATCTTCCTTCATCAGCCTCCTGGCCTCGGCCATGTCGCCCAGCTCCATGTAATGTTTCACTGTCTTTACCAGCTTTTCGCTCTCTTCAACCATGTCATAGAAGCGGGTGGCGTACTTGTTGTTTTTGGCCGGGCCTTCTTTCCAGAACCTGCCCACGAGAGGATAGTCGTCGGTTCTAGGCCTCGGCCTTTCCGGGAAGTCTGCGAACCACCTGGTTCCCTGATCTGCCATTGTAAGCAGTCCTGCACCGAGGGTACCGAAGTATCCATTAACCAGCTCCTCCATTCTTGTTGGAGATAGGTTGAGCTGTTTCCCGAGAACCCTCATAAGCTCTGAGGTGTTAGAATAGTATCTCTCGCTTCTCTTCAACCCCTGGAGCCTATAGCTTTCTATTGGCCTACCTGTGAAGAATGACTTGTTAGCCCACTGCTCCACGGCTGGTTTTATCAGTTGGGGCATGTCGATAGCAAAAGTCTGATTCATGGAGTGGAAGATGAATCTCTTAAGAAACTCCTTCTCCTCCTTGTTGGTGATCAGATTAGCTGCGGTTTCGACTGCTGACGAGAATACAACACCAACCTCGAATGGTTTGGGTATCTTGTAGTGCTTGTCCCCTGCCCAGAAATGGTAGTATGTCCACTTATCCCAGTCCTCAAGCTCCTTATATCGATCATCGTCGGCGTATAGCGCCCAAAGCCCGAGCGATGCGAGGGCAAGGAGGCTGCCCTTAGCCGCAAAGCCGAGTGGATTTTCCTTAAGCCCACGATAGAACTTGTAGTTACCCTGAGCCCTGGCGCCGAGGAATGGGACTGTTGCGAGAAGGTACTGTAGCGGCACCGAAGCACCATGGTTAGAAAAGTCTGTAATGTCTCTGGCTTCATATGCGGCATCAAAATCTGAAAGGCCTGATCTAATATTTTTTAGGAATATGCCCATCCTTGCAGCATTTTCTGAGGCGTCAATGAACTTCTCATAGAACTCCCAGGCAGATTTGAGTGTATCTAGGACTACACCCTTACCCTTTTTGGGCACCATTCTTCTGGCCATCTTCTGGAGTGACTGTGGGTCTTCTGCCCTCATGTAACTTCCACCGAAGAGGGCCCCGGCTGCCATGGCATTAACGTACTCATCTGAGTTGGTCATGATATGAAAGGCACCACGGATCGAGTCTATCACTGGAATAAAGTTTTTAGTTAATACCCAACTTGCCAGTGTGTCACGTGTGGAGTTAGCCAAAACAAACGCTGGGCTTCTGGTGATACCGTAGGTCAACCACCGTTTCGGTCTACCGAATATGGATCTCATCCACCGTGGTACAGCATTTTGGTTGACATTTCTAATAGTCTGGAAAAGCTCAAAATCATGAAGCCTTACGAACTTGCGGTTACCCTTATCCATGTAAGATATGGTGTCAAATCCGGCCTTGTCAGCATCTGTCACTATCGGATCTCCACCCTGCTCTGCTTGAATAGACCTAGCAGCATCAAAAGCGTTGGCTGTAGCTGCATTCCGCAGTGACTCCTTAATTAAGTAAGACCAGTTGGCTACCACGTTTTCTATCGGATCACCGAGCTTCATCTTTGCTCCATAAAGATCCTTGAGCTTAGATCCTATAACATCAGTTGAGTAGGGGTGTTTGGAGTCCTCATCCCCCTCTGCCGTTTGGAAGATTCGGTGGAACGGAACGTATATATCTGAAAGCCAGGTATCTCTTTGCTTTTTGCTTATGAGCCCCATGGCCTCAGCAAGGTCTAGTATGCCCGTATGAAACTTGACAAATTCATCATAAAGTCCTTGGTAGAATTCGTCCGGTTTCCCGGTTTCCCGAAGATGTTTTTCTACTGCCGCACGTCTTTCACCCACTAACCACTGCTCACGTGGCCGACCTCTCTCGATGATTATCTTGTTATCTGTGACCCTCATCTTAAGATGTTCGTCGGGGTGGTTGTCTATGTATCGCTGGGCCAGGTCTACAGAGTTACGAGAATACTCCCTAACTTTCTTATACTTGTAGCTCTTCCCTAACCTCTCGGCACGTTTGAGTGCGGCCCAATAGAGCATGTTCCTGGCGTCGTCACCGTGTTTCTTGAAAAATTCACCTGCCCCACCAGTCGCTCTATCTATTCCAACTCTGCCGTTGTCATCTATGGTGATTTTGCCCTTCTCCATCACTGCCTGAAACAAAGCGTCAGATCCGGCGAGCATTCTAAACATCTTATAAGCATTTTCACCCAGTCGCTCCTTAATCGGATCGTACTTATCTACTAAGTACTTCCTCCATTTTCTAGCCTTGGCCAGGGTGCCCTTCACTTTCTTTCTGAAATTAGTAGGCATTTCACCAAAAACATCGTCTATGGTCATCTCGGGTGTGCGTTGATCAGCTACGCTGGCAAATAATGTCTGCTGGTCAATCGCTTGTAGCGGTGAGCCCACTGCCCTGGACGGATCACCTGGGAGGATTGCATACCTATCCGCCTCACCCTTTGGGATCTCCTTGACTGGTATAGAGGCTTTTTTGACATGATCGTTAATTACTTTGTACAGCGGATCTAAGGTTCCGGTTGGTCTGCCCTTGGCCTCCTCGTCCAGGGCTTTCTTTCCGGCCCAGAGTAGGGCCTGGTATGCTCTATTCGATACTCCATACCTCTTGGCTCCCATTTCGATCCACTGCCTGATCATCTTTCTTTGGTTTGTAGTTGGGTTGTCTATAGGTGTCAGCTTTTTGGTTTTGGGATCATATTTGGCAAAGTTGAATACCCTACCCATCCACCTGTCGATAACCACCGCATCTGCATTTCCGAGGATTGCCTCCAGGAATGGCACTCTCTTATCACCCGTGGTGATTCCAGACTCTATGGCCGAATAGATACTCCAGTCTTGCACGGCATGTGTGCCAGTTATTGGTTGGCCAGTTTTCAGCCTAACGTAAACGTCGATAGCTTTCTTTACGTTGTCAACCACGTTCATTGAGGAACTTAGGTGGGCTATGAGAAGAGCCATATCTTCCGCATCTTCCCCGAAGTATTCTTCCAACTCCGTCTTGGCTGACTTGGCCACTACTTCTCCACTGTCATCGGTGGTTAGGGCACTGAGGCCGTCTCTCACGTCATACCAAACTAGGCCACCCTCTTTTGCTCCACGCTCCTCTATTGACAAAATCTCTTCCATGGTTGGGAGTCTACCCTCAAGCGTCTCCTCGGTTCTCAGTTTAAATATCTCCTGGGATTTTTTCCTTACTCTTTTCAGTAGCCCCTTCGGGATAGCTTTGAGTCCGTAAGCCTCTCTGATTTCTTGGGCCATGAGCGATGTCCAGTTGGCACCCTTAACCCCCTCTGCGAAGCGGATTGCCCCTGTGATGCTTATTCTCTCAAAGTCATCGTCCAGGGCTTTTCTCTTGGCCTTTTCGGTTGCTTTCTTTATGTCCTCTTCTATCCACTTCCCAGCTTCTTTATCGTAATACCGTACAGTTCCCTTCTTGTATTTGGGTAAATGCCGCTCCATTCCGGCAATAGCATCATAAACCCTACCCTTTCCGGAAGGCTTCCCTAGGGGTCTTTTCCACACTTTGCCGGAAGCTATGTCGTAAAAAACCTTGGGGTGATCGCTGAAGCCTAGGGCTTGCATAAGTCTCCGGGCCCACAGCTGGATTTTTCTAAATATCGGATTAGCAGATATTTTCTCGGAGAATTCTGCGTAAGCGTCAGCTGCATTCTCTTCGGGATTGGGGTGCTTCCCACCCTTAAACCTCTCTCGTAAATATTTAATTTCCGGCACGGTAAGAACCATTGAAACTGCCGCATGGAACGATTCATGGTTGGCATAGAATTTTGATGGGTGAGCCAGGTATATTACCCCCTCACCAGTTATGGATGCATCCGTAGACACCTTCCAAAGGCCCACAACCTCCGGTTGCTTCATTCCCTCAAGATTGTGATGAATTTTGAAATTCTCTACCTTGGTATCCTCCGGGAGAGATCCCATAACCACCTCTATCCTTGCTCCGTTTGGCAAGGTAAGAAAGTATGAATCCGAGGCGAAGCTGTAAGATCCTATCTCGGCTTCCGGAAACGTTTGTCTGAGTATGTCGTAGTATTTTGAGTCTGTCTTGGTGTCGACCTTGCGTCCGACCTGTTTTGTCCTTACCTGTTTCTTCCCGAGGTCTAGCCGTTCAGAAGCAAATTCCATCACATTATGATAGAATTGTTCGTGGATCTCAGGATCTAGGTGGTAGGATCTCGTGACCTGATTTTCGTCCAGGTCTATTTCGCTTTTAACCTCCAGTTGAGCTGCAAGTTCTGTTCCCTCATATAGGGCAAGGTTGTAAACGTTAATGTGCGATATAATATTCCTGTTTATTCTTAGGAAGGACATAGTTCTAGCGTAACTCTGCTGAGTCTCAGACCATATCTTGCCATTAGCGTCCTTCCCGGCTAGGCCAACGAGAATATTAGGTATGAATTGGAGGTTGTTCTTTCTTATTTTGTTGACAGCTCTGTCCAAGAGCTTTGTATTGTGGGGCTTCTTGACCCTTTTGAGGATCTCATCATTGTATGATTCCACACCAAGCTCGACATACCTTATCCCGGACTCCTGGATGAACCCATCGTCAAGTTTCATAAACTGTGGAGCCGTGGTTTGTATGACGAAGCCTTTGAACTTCGGATTAAACTTTTTGATTCTCTTGTTTACTTCTGACAAGTACTTATAGTTCGATGCCTGTCCGAAGGTCTTGTCGTCGAGGTACACAAGCTCGAAGTCTAGATCCTTAATTGCCTCAAGTTGTTGATCAATAAACTTGGTGGGCTGTGCCATTACTTTCTTCTTCACTACACAAAAAGCGCACTTGTGAAGACATCCGGTTGACAGGCATAGACGTGGTACAGTCTTGGTTCCCTTGAAGTGGTGGTAGTTGATGCCACGGGAATACTTCACTCCCTCACCCTTGGCTGCCTTATCCATGGAGTCGTAAAACTTTACATTCTTTAAGCCCTTAAAGAATGTAGGATCTATGTATCCACCAACAACGACCTTACCTCCGTAGCGCTCGGCTATATCCTTAATAATTTCCTTGTTGGTATCCATGGCACTGAACATGACAGTGTCATACTCAGTAAAATTCATTAGATCTACAGCTTCGCTTACTCCACGAACAACGTAGGCATCAGAGTTGGGAAAAACGTGTGCGGCTTCCCCTATCCATACGGGGACTTCCCAAAAATCCTCGGGTCTGTAATATCCTTCTCTCTGTGAGTAAAGTTTGTCAAAGTACTCGTCAGACACAGAATCGGACATGGTCTTAGAGCTTATCTGAACCAAGAGGGTTCGACCTTTACCGCTTCCCTTGGTGATTTCCTTCTTGTCTGAAATTAGTATGTTTCTCTTGACATCCTCGTACCCCTCCACTCCGTCCTTGTATGACTTGACGGTTATGGGCTCACGCTTTGCGATCTCATGAGATGGAAGTTTCTGGAAGATCCTTACGGTTGAGGGCCATCGGCTCTTTGGTATGTGGTAGCCCCAGTACCCGGCCTCCTTCATCATTTTTTCGGCCAGGTTTATATCTATTGTGACCATACCTTTTGGTTTGGCCTTGCTTTTCAGGTCAAGCGGATCTTTGATTACATCGTAAAGTTTGCTCTTCGGTACCAGAGATCTATACTTAATGGGCAAGGCTTTAACCTGGAGTTCCTCGGCTCCGCCCTCCATGTAATAGTGGTACATGTGAGGAGCTTCAGAACCTACTCTTGTCTTTTTTTCCTCGCCCTTGATGTTGGTGTATTCTTCTTCGGTTGGATCTAATGTGGCCTTACCTGCTACGGGGTGGTATCTGACCAGATACATCCGGTCATCTTCGGGGATGGAGTTTTCGTATGGAACAAAGCCCTCGTCTAGTACGGGCTCAAGCGCTATCTTCTCGGCCATCTCAGCAGCCTCAATCTCAAGACCCATCTTTCCCGCAGCGTCATGAAGGGTACTCATACCCTCTTCTGCCACATTGATGGCCATGTCACGCTTATCTTGGTACATAAAGCTCTCAAAGTGGTCGGCCAGGTAGGTGTGCTCAGGAGCCCAGGCCTTAAGATACTTGTGAAGTCTCTTGTGAAAGTCCTTCCAGATCCTCTGGGGGGAGTTAAGCCCTTGCTCTCTGAAGGGGTGATTCCTCAGCTCCATTATATTGGAGCGGATCATGTCACGGTCTTCGGGCTTAACTTTCGGCTTCTCTTTCTTTTTAGGTTTTCTCTCACCCTTCTTTTTGGTTACGACTTCGGGTTCACGTTTTTTCTCTTCTGTGATAGTCTCTTCAGTTTTTTCCTCCGCTAGTTCCTTTGTGACTTCATCGATAACCCTACGCTTGCTCTCCTCTATCTCCTCTTCGGTTCTTGGTGGGGGTAGGTCTTCCACACCTTCAAGTTCAAGCTCGTCGAGGCCAGCTGGGTATGCTTCACCATCGTCGTCGAGGCGCACGTATCTCGCATTTTTCGTATATATCTCAGAAGCATCCTCTGGGGGCTCGATTACAACACCGGGATCACCATCGAGGAGCACTCTTGTGCCAGTCGGGAAAATCTGTCCCCTGTACTGAGTCTTAACCCCCTTCTTTTTTCCCTTGGTTTCCTTCTTGGGTTTTTCCTTGCCCTTCTGTTCCTTTTCCTTCTTTTCTGTGACCTCTTTTTTCTCGGTTGGTACTTCGGTAGCCCCTTCCTCTTTTGTGACCTTTTTGGCCTCTTTTTCGGCCTCTTCTTTTTTAAGCTTTTCAGTCTCTCTCCTGGTTAACTCATCCTGAACCACTGAGTTATATTGCTCAGTGTATTGAGCAATCTGCTCTTCAACCTGTGCCCTAGCCTCTCCGTTTGTTAGGCCTTGGGTTTTTAGATCCTGGAAGAGTACGCCCCCAACTTTGGCCGGGTTGTATTTATCCTGCATTTCATTGAAGCCGTCCTTCTCTATGGTGCCTTCAAGTTCCGAACGTATGCCCTTGGGGTCTTTTCCTACCAATTTTTGAGTGGCTGTGGCCTTCGCCTTGGAGGGCTCCCGTATGGAGTTAACCATCTTGGCAAGATCCTGCCTGTTTATGTCGGCACCCCTGCTTCTCGCTTCCCTGTATATTTCGCCTATGGTTGCACCGGGTTTTTCTCTAAGGATGTTTCTAACTACTGCTCCGGTTCTATCGAAGCGCCCCTGCGCCTTCTCGTACTCACGAGTTGCCTGTTCTATGGCCTCCCGGCTGCCCATTTCAAGGGCAGCCTCTACAGCCCTTGCCGCAGCCTCGGGGCCTTCAGCTTCTTCCATTACAAATTCGGGCCCCAACTCTGGTTCCGGTAGCAGCTGGCGTTTGGAGGGATCTGTCCTCTGCTCTTCAATGGGGAAGTTGCCGGGCTTGTGTACCCATCTTAAAAATTCTGCCACCTCGGGTGAGTAGACACTAAAATCAACGGGTTCTTTTTCGCCTCTGGGTAACTGCTTCCTCTCCTCTCCTGGAGGAAGAAGCTTTCTATCTGGGGGTGGGGGGAGTTTTTCTTTTTCGTCAATTAGTTTCTGAGCCAATTCCGGTGACCAGTTACTGTACTGTGCAGCTAATACAAAACCTTGACCAGGTGGTAGTGCAAGGTCTTTTTCTAGCTTCATGAATGCCTCAGGATGGGAAAGAGCAAGCTGGGGATTGTTCTTAATTTCCTCCTCAATCTGGTCTATCAGTCCCGTAATAACCTGATCCTTCCTCTTCTGATTTACTTCATTCTTTACGGCGTACATAGCGCCAGGGGCGCTAAAGAAGCCGCCAAGCAAAGCACCTATTGGGGCATCCCACCTTGCACCTTCCCAGGCCCACTCAGGAACCTGTTTAATTATGTCCATCAGCATCTTGCTGGACTCATCGCCTGGGTGTGTCGCAATGTGGTATGTTATCTCCTCAGGAAATTTCTGCAGCCACTCTGTTAGTCCCTCAGTCCCAGCTCTCTTACCCCACTGGGATAGAACCTTCGCTATCCCCTGAGTAGGCATCCAGGGCTTAAGGAGCTTACCAAGACCGATATGCTCAAGAGGCATCTGCACCCCAGCATTGGCCAAACTCATGGCAGTAGCCAGGTCTTTATCCACTCCCTGGTTAACCAGGTCATGGTATTGCTGACCAGCTATCTGGCTAAACATATACATTCCAGCCGCAGCCGGGCCAGCTACTATCCAGCTACCCACCTGACCTGCCATCTGAGGTAGGTTGAATACTGCTCCTTCAAATATATTCTGGGGAGGTTGCCAACCCTCAGGAGGCTTAAAGCCTTCCCATTCAGCTCCTTCATGGAGGGCTTCCTCCAACTCCGGGCCGATTTCCGCAAGTGATCCGCCTACACCAGGAGTCTCTAATACCTCACCCTTCCCAACTATGTGAGCTATCTGCTCTAGGCCTCCCAACATCGCAGCGGGTACGGACTTAGCACCCTGCCAGAGTAGATCAGTGTATCTCTTGACAAACGTTTCGTCTGTGTCTGCCTCTGCTAACCCGAATTCATTTTCGGTGGGGGATAGACCGAGTTTTTGAGCTACGGGTTCTGCCTCTGGCCTAAATAGGGGCATGCGAGGCCTTGGTGGTGCTTGGGGGGCTGATTCGGGAGTTGCTGGTGGTGAAGGCAGTGGTGGCGTATGTATCAGTTTCCTGCCTATCTCTTCTGGTAGGTCTATTGGTTCAAGCTCGTCCCACAGACTTTTCTTGTAGTCTTCCTCTTCCACATCTATGGGTTCAAGTGTGTCCCATATACTTTTAGTGGCCATGTTTTAGCCCTTTATGGAATTATGTTTTCCTGTATAGATCTGGCCCTTGCTTCCCGCTGTGCCTGTAAATCAGACTCGGAAACAAAGTTGCTATCGAGGGTTTCCGGTGTTACCGGGATCTGTTGCCGGGTTGCCGTATCGTAGAAGAATAGTTTTCCATTCTTGCCCTTGAAAACAAAACCCTTGCGTCCGTTGAAGGTTCCGTCAATTCTGGTCGGCCTGGGCTTCGCAGGAGCTGCAGCCTTGGGCTTAGGTGGTGCCTTAGCCTTGGGCTGGAATTCGGGAGCCACTGGTTCCTGACCTTTCCCTAGGGGAGAAACCTTTAGTCCTGCTCCTCCTGGCGTAAGTGCTTCTGCCTCATATCCCATTCCGCCAGACTTATACCACTGGGTTATAGCCTCGTTCAGCTTCTTCCCGAGTGACTTAAGTGTTTCATCTTCCAACGCAGCCGGGCCTAAAGCCTTTGCTAGATCTGCATACTGCTGACCAAGAATTTGAACCTTTGCAACATGTTCGGCACCTTGGGTGACCTCCCTCTCCTTCCTACCTTTCTCCATTCTTCCGTAGATGTTTGACAATAGTTTGTCAGCCTTAGTCTGATGACGACCTATCGGTATACCATCATCGGGCCCGGAAACGAGGCCTGAGTAGCCAAACTGGCCTAGGTGGCCCATTAGGTTTCCCTGAGCATCATGGAAAAATTGGGAGCGAGTGGGGGTGTAGCCACCAGATCCACCACGTATTGAGTAATCTGATAATCTTTTTGTGTAAGCCATTTTATCCCCCCTATTATGATATTGCCATGAGTCCTGGCCCCTGGCCTGGGCCGGTAACTCTTCTGAACGGATTTGCTGGAGTACTGTACCTATAAGAAGCTCCGCCACCGCCCGAACCTGTGGGGGCTCTATACCCATAGGTGTTGTACATGTTTCCTCCGTAGTTGTAGCCACCGCCCGAACCTGAGCCGTAAAGTTTGTTGACGACTGGGTTCTTCCCACCGAACTTAGACATTATCCCGGCCATCCTGTTTGATGCTCCGGACATGGGCAAACCAAGATCACCTGGGTTATATCCCATCCTGCTAAGCATCTCAGGGGTAAGCCCGGTCATTCCCGAGAGAGCCATCATGTTAGAGAATTCCTGTTGCTCCTGGCTTGCCCCAAACTGCTTCTCCCACATCTCCCGTTGGGCGGCCAATTCCTTCTCTCTTTGTTCTAGTTGACGTGCGTACTCTGACTCCCTCTGGGAGAGGCGTTCCGCCTCGGCGCCAGCCTTAGCGGCTGCCTCGCCTGACTCAGCCGCATAAGGAGCTACAGCCTTCATGGCACTTCTCATGGCCTGGGGTATCCCCTGCCTCTGACCCAGCTGGACAAGATAGTTGTACGTCGCCTCCTGCTGCTTCCTCATGTTGGGCATAATCGCCTCCATGAGGTTCTGTAAGTAAACGTTTTTGTTAGCTGCCATTTCTATCCCCCTTCCACCTTTCTGTGTCTTTTCCCCTTCTCAAAAATTTCGTAGTAATATGTGCAAGCAGAACACTCAGCATAGAATGCCCTACCACTCGCTTCCTTTTCGCAGCCGGGAACTGGTTCCCCCCTAACCACCGATCCACAGCGAGGGCAAAAATCGATTACAGTCTCTGGCACTCTAGGCTCAGCGTATGTGACCTTACTTTTTTTCTTTTCAGACACTCCCGTCTTGTGCTTTGCCTTAACGCCCTTGGCTTCTTCGTGGAGCCTTTTTACTCTCTCCGCTTCCCCCTCGGGACTAAATCTGCGTCTTTCCGCAAGTATCCTTTGGGCTTCCAGGTGTTCCTCATAAAGCTCGTCAAGAGCCTCCCGCAGGGCTGGACAGCAGTCAAACCACCTAAGATACTGCCTTACAATCTTGGCACTATCAAAGCCGTGACCCGACACATACTCTTTTAAATTCTTGCCGTTAACTAGCATGAGCATACCCATTCACATTTTTGCCATGACCATTTTGTACAGGGGCACTTTGTGTCGTCCCCCGATCCACTACAAAAGCCAGAAGTTCTACCTATGCTGTCACAGGTGGCAGTGGCCGTCCTGCATGGCGGTTTATTGGTTTCCATTGATGGACACTCATCTACCTGGCAACCAGCACACTCGGCACTATAACTGCTGTCGCATGGGCTCGATGACTGCCATCCATAATAATAAGCGTTGTCTTCATCCCAGCAATTATCGCTAAAGGCACTACCGCAACCAACCGTACAGTTCTCACTACAATTCTCTGACGACTGAACTTCTACAGATGAAAAAGAGCCGCCACCGCCGATAATTCTAACCGACTGGGTATCCGAGGTTTCCGAACACTCACCGTCCCTGGCTTGGTCTGTAACCGTTACAGTAAAAGAACCACAAGCGCCAGTGGTGCCCACCGTTACCTGGGAACCTGCAGCATTCACCGTACATGTTAAACTACAGCCAGAGTTGGACGATACACTACACTCCGCAGTCGGACAGGCCGGACTTATTGTTCCAGTCCATGTATCACCCTGGTTAACTGTGTCATCGCCAGTTAGGGTGAACTCCGCACAGCATTCTTCTTCGTCCAAGACCTCAACGCTCATACTGTTTGAGCATCCGGGGCCATTGTATGTTATAGTGAAGGTTCCAGCCACAGATCCGGCGTCAACAGTTGCCATAATGGGGCCAGAGAAAACAATCTCCGCCTCTGTATTTCCCTTGTCGAGCGTCCAGCCACCATAGGCTGCCCACCAGGGTGCGATTGTACATCCTATCCAAACATGGGCCTGGGTGTAGGTTCCGTAGTCATTTACATCTAACGTTCCAGGGCCAAAAACAAGTGCCCAAGTGCATCTTTCATCTGCGACACATGGGTGGGGTTCTGGTGATACTGGTGGCCACGGTGGAAACCATATGGGATCTATCCAGTTCCACTCCCACCATGGATACCCTTCATCCTGACCTGTTTCGAAGTAGGGCTTCTGAAACTCTGAGTACGGCAGGAGGTATCCGTATTCCGCCTCCTTGTCAAAAAACGACTCTGTCTTTACTATCTCCAGGTACTCTCTCTCTGTGTCTAGGTAGAGCTTTAGTGTAGCCCTCTCGCCACCCATTATTCTTCAGACCTTCCTTCGTCTATATCAACGTCATAGCCGAAGAGTGTCATCCTAGCGTTCTTACTGCGATTTCTAAATCTGAATCGTGTAGCCTTCTGACCAGTCCACAGTTTCAGTCTCCATTGCCATGCAGAAATTTTCTTACCAAGCTTTTGCATGAAGCCCTTCCCGGCTGCCTGTTCGGTGTCACTGCTGTCTGGATACTCATCAACTTCTATGAGTCCACCAGCTGTCGAGTCACCCACTAGTGATAACAATCTCTGCTTCAGACCTTCACTGTAAGATGTAAACATGTCTCTTGTAATAACGTAAGCATCCACGGCAACAGCTGTGCCACTAGCGTTAAGATCTGTGATACCATAGTTAAGACGATAGAACTTGCCACAGGCATGCCCACCACCTACTAGATAAAGTCCATCGTTGTAAGCCATGTAGAGACTCGATATGTCTACGCCGTAATCGTATATGCCGTATTGCATCGTAGCAGGATGAAGAGCTATTGCTTTATTCGGTGTCGTGCTACTTCCAGTGTAAACAAGCCAGACAGCGCACTGGGTTGTGTAGTCCCACACACCGTAGCATTGATCCATGTAGTCTTTATTTATGAAATCGTCATGATCTGGATCGAAGAAGTTATCAATATCTGGAGACGAGATCTTAAACCATTTAACACCATCAAACATGTAGATTCCATCCCAGAACATCCAAGCCAAAACGATCCTTTTGTGCTCACCAACCTGGACGCCTATCTCTATCGGGATGGCAGACATGGGTGCCGATATACCTATGAAGGAAGATAGCTTTAGTTTCCCAAAGTTGGCCGGGGCGTTTCCCTGAAGCATCCACATCTCTCGATCAGCCCATATCACCTCTTCGTTGTAGAATGGTAATGCCCTCCTGAGCGGTCTGTTTCCAAAGTGAACATATCCAGAATCATTCCCATTCCACACATTAGGAAGGTTAAAGGCTGAATAGCGAACAGCATTTTCGTCGTTCCATGGAGCCAACTGCCAAGCTCTGGTTTTGTACTCAAAGCACCCGTAACATGGATCAGGATCTTGTCCCACTGGTATGCCCTGAACCCTATAAACTGAAGTGGGATTTGAAAGAGTGGCGTCAAACGTGATCTCGTACCAATATAATGGGATAAGATCACCGGCAAGCTTCTTCGGTTTCTCGGAGTACCTCGCTGGGGCAGTCCACATAACGGTACCATTCTGGGATAAACTGGCACTCCCAGTTTCGGTACCATCTACAACATCAGAAAGAGCTGTGGCCGCACCAGTTGTGCTGTGGTATTTAACATTGGAAATAGAAACATTGTTAGCGTTGGCTTCGTCAGGGTAAACACTCAATATCAAACCCTGAACTTCCTCGGCAAAACCAGCATAAAACTTATAAGAAGTAGTAGCCCCGTCTAGGGCTGCATGCTGAGAAAATACATCGTTGTTCACATATGCCGTGAAATCATCATATGATGTACCATCGTAAATCTTGCACCCGAGGCAGGGAAGGGGCATTCCATCCCATTGATCCTTTACTTCCCCCATGGGGGATTTCACGTCTAGGTGTGTTAGGGACACTGAGGCATCCAGGGTCACACTTGGAGAAAACCTGTAGGCATATCCGGGTATCCCCTCGACAAGCTTCTTCTCCGCATCTCCTGGATCTGTCCAGGTGACACTTCCGCTCTGCGCTAATGTGGCACCACCGGAGGCGGTTCCGTCAGAGAAACCGTGTCCTGTCGTATCCAGGGCGCCACCCACAACCACCTGGGCTATGTAGGTTATCTGGTCGGCTGTGGTCACACCAAATTGTATTAGGTTAACCTCTCCATCCGTATAGGCCCCGGTGTCCGAGCAGTCAACGTCCGCCTCTAGCAGGGTACCGTTTTTATAAACATCACATGTCGCTGTTGCTGGGGTGGAGAAGTCACACACGAACGTCCATAATACCCACTCGTCTTCATCAACAACATCAGTACCAACCTCGTTCAGTGAGGCACCGTCGTAGATGAATAATCCATCACTACAGAATACAGCATTGAGCCTGACACCAGACTCTTCCACATTTAAGGCAAAGTAGTCAGTGTCCGCTTGTGCCCCAATATTGTCATGGTATGCCAGGATGGATACAGTCACCGAATCGGAAAAGGTTCCAGCGTCTTTAGTACGCATGGCCTTCACACCGCCACCCGGAGTGTCGCCGCTATCAAACTTGAAACACTCCCTGCCGTAAAATTCAACCTGAGTTGATGCTCCGCTTCCAGCATCATTATCGGTCCACCCGGTAAGGTCGTCACAATCCTCATCCATGTAGGTGTCGTTTGACCACCAGCTTGCTTGCTTGAGAATAGTCCAAACTCCATTCCAGTACTCACCTATGAGCCAAGACGAAGTTGAGTTGGCATTTCCGGAGGTTGCTATAACGCTCTCAAGGGACATTGGAGCGATGGTGTAAAGATAATCCTCCGGCGGCATTGAATTGACGGACATAGAAGTCGATGACTTACCGTCAGTCAGCTCCTCGAAGTAGTTTATGTAAGAAGTATTTGTGGCGTCATAATACCAGGCCCCGTGGGGCATGTAGGTATTTCCACGCCAGATAAGGAATTCTTTGTTGTTAGCTGCTAAAAGGGCCTTTCCGACCTGTGCGAACTGCGTCATTTCGCAGGAGGCAGTAAGGGTGTAGAGGGATGACCAGGTGATTGAACTCGTAGGTAAAGCACTCCCGTAAAGAATTCTCTCACCATTCGAAGAGTCATAGGCGTGAGACAACAGTACATCCGTACTATCGTCTAGTGTGGTGAATTGTGTAATACTTTTAAAGCGCAGACCACTGGCGACTGCATCTGATGTGAGGGTGGTTAGCCCCTTCCTCTGTTGCCAAAAGAACCCAGGTTGCATATTCTGGGTATCACTTAACTCGTCATCTTTAAGTAGGAAGGAATGCACACCCTTGATCATCTTACCGAAGCCATGCCTGAACTGTCCGGCTGTCTTCATCTTCATGATCTTCTCCTATTCTAGGAAGGGTGACCCCCCTGAATTCCACTCTATCTCCTGGCGTACAGAGTAAGCCTGATTGTCGTCAGTTCCCTGGATGTCAGTATTGATAAGAGTTATGTCGTTAACGATCCTTGCAAAGGTTCTCTCCTCATTCGCTTGACCAGCTAGAATCTTAGATGCCTCAAGAACAAGTAAGCGCTCAACCTTGTTATCAAAGTCGGTAGTGTCGGTATCTGCACTCAAAGAAGAATCCCATGCCATATAGAACAGGTGTATCTCGTTGTATTGCTTTGTCGAGTTATTCGGCCACAACCAGATCCTGTCATCAAACACAGCGTACTCGCTAGGATCACCAGTACTCTTGTCACGGGCGTTATATTCCTCTATATGGTCACGCCTGAGGTATTCCCAGTTGCTTCCAGTCCACCATCTAGCCTGTAAAAGGTGTTTAACGTCGGTAGGCATTGCCTGGCCGAGGTAGAAGTTATTCGCTGATTCAGTCTCCTTAATGATTCCAGTAGCAGACGAGCTGCCGCCAGTTATGGTTTCCCCTGAAGCGAATACACCACTCGAATAACCAGCTGCCGAGTTAACTAGACAAGTTGCACTAGTTGTGCCCCCGGTCAAAGTCTCGTTATCAGCGAAAGTACCACTCACGGCGTACAAATCAAGATATGCGGCGTTAACCTCCTCGATCACACCCGTATAGCTATTGGTAGACCCGGTAACAACCTCACCAACCTTGAATGTCCCAGTAACGTTATCTATCGGCACCCTGGTTATAAACTCATTAACCACGATAAAATCAGTCCCGACATATAGAACCGTAGCTGCATGGCTATTGGTTCCGCCAGTGACCGTCTCTCCGACTGTAAACGTACTGGAGGTTCCAACTAGGTCATACTTGGTAACGACATGGATGTCCTGCTTAACATCAAATTTCTCCACCCCACCGAAGCGTAGGGCAACGATTTTTTGAGCCTGGGCCAAAGCGTCTTCCACTTCAGTATTTGTCCATCGAGTACCATCGAGGCCTCGTTGGGCATGACGGTCATATATATAGACAACATCGCCATCGTCATAATCGTTGTCGGTACCACCTTCAATGGAGCCAACAACTAACTTGTCATTCGTGGCGCCTCCGTCTGTAATCTGACGGATAACCGCTAAAGACCCACCATCACTGGTGTTGTAAATAACGTCGCCTATCTCTATGCCCTGACTGTCGAAATTAAAGCTCTGGTCTTGAAAGAAAGCAGCACTATCTCCACCATCGTGGGTAAGGGTGCTACTAGACATCTTCCTTGAGGGCTTGGGATCGTTGACCTCAGCTCGTATATATTTTCTTAAGGTCGAAAGGGTTGCTCCCATTCTTAATCCCCTGATAAGTGCTTATGGTTAATAGCCAATGACTACAAGAAGATGCTCTTTACCATTCTCCAGAACATTTCCCCCGTCTCCTAGTTCAATTATGCTAACCATTCCGTCAACATAATCATAATTCCCTATGTATATAGGGATCTTGTAGGAGGCATTCAGGTTCTCTGTCCAGGCAGCTTGAACCTTGCTCATCTTCAGGTCGGCCACATTTACCTGATAGGAGGAACCATCGCCGGTAACCTTCCATATAGACATCCTTTTGTCCCCGGTGCCCGGTACCACCATAAGTTCAGTTAGTGTCAAAGCCATTTGCTTTTCTCCTTAAAGAGCCTGGGGTGAGGCTTCTTGGGGCAACTCACCCCAAAGCCTTTAGTAACCTACAACGAAGATCAGTTGTTTCTTGGTATTCGTGATGGCGTCTATTGTGATAGACGAACCAGTGTAGTCACTTGTGCCGAGCTGGGCATCATCGTCGACGTCCATTGACCAGAAGTAATCGATGTAACTCAGGCCAAGAGAGGCGGCAGTAACGCCAGTGGCAGAACCATCACCAGTAAGTTCAGCAACAACCAACACTCGATCACCGAGGCTGTGTCTCCCCTTTACGGTTGGGCTATAGTTAGACATTTGTTTCCTCCTATTGCGGTTTATATGTTACCGATGGGATTATCGGAACACGTTTTTCTGCGGGGAATGAGAAAATCAAATCATCCCCCCTGTTAAATTGTTTATAGGTGAAATCACCATGCTTGTGCGCCCACTGCAACATCCTGTTGCGAACATTGCGCTTAATCAGCTCGTGCTGATACGTGGGTTCGCGGTCTTCCCTTAAGATCCAACCGTCAAGCACTGACTCCCTCTCCATCCAGTCCAGTTCGAGATCATCCCAGGTATCCGAGGGACCGAGATACAATTCGAACTCGGTGCAACTACGCTTGATTATTAGATCTATATCAGGATCGATGAGGTCTAAGGTGCCCCTTATCTTGTTGAAGTTGCGCCGGGCCTCGTCGAGTGAGTTGAAGTACCAGAATGATCCCCATGTGTTAGGGGTATAGTCCCTTCTGTCCATTCCACACTTCGACGGCATATCGAGATATTGCTGGGCCTCTTCAATCTCCATTATCTCTTTCATGGTTAATTGCCTAATGGTATCCTTAGTCATCCCCTTATTGCATGCTGCTATCTTCCAGCAGTGTTTGAAGCAATATTGTGGAATGACACCGAACACACCTAGGTATGTGGTATGAAATATGTGGCATAACTGACCCTTGCAACGCTTATGAACCAACCAAGGCGTGTTGGTTTCCTTGGTTTCATGCATTCTTAGCCAGTCATCTCCAACAAATTCATAACCAATTTGTCTGGAGTTAACGTAGGGTTGCAGCTTGCCAACCAGGTCAGTATCATAAAGTCTCTCGGTATAGTCGTGAGCCATGTTATCCTTCCATTAGGTCAAATAGGTTTTCCCAGTGTTGAGCCATGGTTGGAAACCATGGACGATTATTTAGCGTCCACGCCCATGATTGCCTTGCTTTTAGGCCCCACTGAACATCGTCCTGTAGATAGTAAGCACACTTCTCAACAAAAAGGTCGTCGTGTTCCTTATTTCCTGGTATTCCTGGGATTAATTCACCTCTCCAAGAAATAGTTTCGCTCAGCCCTCCCCTGTCTGATGCAACAGCTACACACCCAGCAGCCATGGCCTCATATGCTGCAGTGCAGCACGTCTCTAGCCAAACATTAGGGTATGCCCAAACCCGGCATTTCTCCAATTCCTCGGCAAGTTTACGCTGGCCTATGGCTCCGTGATAATGCACACCTTCTATGGTTGTGCGATAGAGTTTGTCGAACCTGTGGCCATCCTCTTGGTATGTAGCCATGCCGCCATACAGGTGAAGTTCTGCCTCGGGAACCATTTCCCTTATCCTGGGAAACAGTTTCAGCAGATGTTCCAGTCCCCTAAATGGAGTAGGGGTATAAGCAATTTTCTTTCCATCTCTGAAGAAGTGGTCGTCGACATTGAAGTAATCAGACACGATCCCATTTGGGGCAACCCATCCACGTGACCTTGGCCAGTGTAGGTAATGGCAGAATTCATCCATCTGCCACCCACTCACAAATACAATATGGTTGGTGTCACCGTTGATACTGTGAACTATGGGCTGGTCAATATAGTCCTGACAGAGAAGTATCTTCACACCACCGCCTTTCCAGAAATACTGACCTATATTCGGATCTCTCAATGAAATGAAAAAATCAGGATTTTCATTGTGTCCATGAGCTATCAGATCATGCCAGTGAAGGTACTCCACTCCGTCGTAGGTATCCGGCCTTTCACACCGATTATACACTCTGACCTTGTTACCCAACCGCGCCAACGATCTAGCTAAATACACCAAGGCACTGTGGGAACCGCCAAGTGGTTCTAGTTCAGGGGTGCTACCATCATACGTAAAGGAACTGTCTCCAAACACTATATACCTACTCATAGTTGACCTCCTGAGATAGGGGGTCCCCCTGACCAAATCCGCCGACCTTGGGAAACTGCCTCCACTCCTCTGGATAGCATCTGTCCCCAGCCATGTGTGGAGATCTGATTCGTTGATCCAGGTATATATCTATGCCAGCCTCTTCTGCATTCCTGCAGAATCCTGTATCTTCTCCCCAGAACATCACTCCCTTGTTAGCAATACCCCAAGAAGTCATGAACCAAGGATACTTGACTGTGGTAAACACCGAACGCCTAATCATTAAGCACCCGGCTCCAACAATTCCGGCACTTCCGCCACCAACCTTTGTTAGGTTGATTAATGGTTTCGAGAAAAAGTTATCACCAACCCAAAGGTAAGTACCCCTTGGGTGCTCCGGCTGACTGAAGCCAGCAACATAATCAGCTCTCTCGTTTTTAAATTTGTAAGCACCGGAAACTATATGTATATCTGGATTGCTAAGGTCCTCCATGAAATATTCCAAGGCGTCTTCGTGTAAGCCGTTATCATAATCCAAAAAAAGCAAGTAATCGGCATCCGTGTTTAGGAATTTCATTGCCACTCGATTTCTCAGTTCGTCGAGATAGATCCCTTGCTCGAATATCGGCTCGAATTCATAGTTGGAATAATTCTTCGGCAACATCTTGAGGAATGACGCCACCTGACACCAGTGAACCTTATAATCCACCGTGATAAGGCCAACCGCAATTTTGTACGTATTCATACAACTCCTTTGTACGTATTCATACAATTTTCTGATTATACAAGAGGGGAGGTATTCCCTCCCCCGTTGTATCGATTTGATGTTTCTGGGTTAGCAGTTGATCTTCAGGAAGATAGGGGTGTACTCTTCACTAACGGTAATCTGACCAAGGGCTACACCGACTCGCTCGTAAGCGAACCTTATATCCACTTCGGCCTGAGACGTAATGGCTTGATAGTTGTACCCCACTGATCCATCGGTTGTATGGACAGCCAACGGCTCGCCCACAGCTGAGATGGCCGCAGAGCCGAGAACTACCGCAGGACCCCAAGTCTGAGTCCAGAAGTAATAGCTTGCGGTAACCACATAGTTGTAGATACCTACGACCATATTTGTCACTGTTGCAGACTTGACCAGCTTGTAATATGGATTGTAGGTCATGCTCACCTCGGAGGTGCCCGAGGCAACAGTGGCTACTCGGATAGGATCATACAGAGTAACGGTAACGGTGCCACTAGCTGAAGCAGCTGTGTTACTCTTAATCTTGTAGTAATGACCCTCTCCAGTACCATCCTGAACGTGCAGATAACCCTCAGCGTACTGATTGGCCGTGGCTGCGGTGGAGGTAATGGTCACATTGATAGACTGATCACCTATGGCGGCTGCACTACAGTTAACATTGTAGTGCCCAGCCACTGCGGGTAGACACTCAGCCAAAGTACCAGCTACGCCAGCAACTGCACCATTAAGGGCATAATAAAACACACGCCCATCGGCCAACTGCATGCGGGTACCGAGTTTGTGCTTAGCGGTGGAACTATCTTCCCATATTCCTTGCTGAATCACTAAGCCAGTTGTTACTTCAAAACCTCTAGTTGCCATAATAATTACTCCTTTGCGCCCTTCCGATTCTCAGCCGGAAGACTCCGCATTGACTTTAAATTGAGATAGGGCTAATAAAATTAACCCTATCTCGGTTGTGGTTTATCCGGTCAGCGCACTCATGTAGTAATGGGCGTTCCTACGGGTGCAGACCATATTGCCTTTCCATAAGTACTGCATGGACTTGGTGGCCTGATTGGTCGGCACCTTCCACGGAGTCCTTACGAAATTAGCGTCCTTGTGGATCACGAATCCCCAGAAGCGGGAATTCAGCCAGAAACCAGCACCGCTAGGGCACTTGCCATCTGGCCACACTTCAGCCTGATCCAGCATATAAACGCCGGAGAATCCAGCCTTAGCGGCCTGGGGGCTCTCCATACGCTGGGTAGCCTGAAGCTGATTCAACCACGCATCGCACTGGGTATCATTGAGGACGATCATATCTGGTTTGTCCTTGATCCCGTCACCGACCTTGACCGTGGTGCGGCCAGTTCGGAGTACCGCAGAGGTAATGGGGGTGGAAGTGGAGCTGGCGTTAGCCTTCCACTTAGACATGTCATCTTCAGCGATCCCGCCGTAAGCGGTTGAGGTTGTGGTGTTAAGCAGGGCCAGGAGTCCGTCTAGGTCCTTGCTCTGATTGCCAGTACCGTCAGAGTACAGTCCGTCAGCCAAGTCCTCTTCCATAGACTTCTGTCCGTTCTCCAACTTGCCAACGACCATGTCGACCTCTTCCTCAGGGCCGTTGTTTTCCAACTCTTCATCCCACGTGATGGTCACGTTGATGTAGTGGTTGCGCCAGTTGAAGATTACCGAGTTAAAGATCGTCTGATGACTGGTGTCAAACTGGTCGGCCCCGTAAAAGGAACCACCAAGCATGCGGTCATACCCGATGGGTATCTTGATCTCACGACCACCGCTGGGCTTCCTCATGGGCTTCTTGACACCTTTACGCAGGAGGTAGTTAGATCCAAAAAACTGATCGAAGGCCTTCCCGCCGTCAGTCAGAAAGTACGATCTTGTGATAGATTCAAGTTCGCCTCTCGTTAAAGCCATAGTTCATACTCCTTCACGCAGCATCACAAGTGTGATACTTAGGTTATGATGCTGAACGCTTTTTAATTAGTTTTTGGGTTAGATGTGAAACGAGTTCGTCCCTATCCTTGATGTTCTTCAAGTCTGCAACTTCCGGGTTGCCCCGATCCCCACCTTCAGAAGATGAGGAACCGTCGAGAACTGAAGCTCCACCCTTGGCACGAATCTCCTCAATGGTCTTCTTTCGGCCTTCCTTGAAGCCTTCCTTCTTGGCCTCTTCCAGCTTGGACTCAATGTCCTTACCACTGGACTCCAACTCAGCCTTGAGGGCTGGAATGGTCACTGTCTCGTAGTAAGCACTTACCACGTTGTGGTGGGGCTTCTCCTGCACAATACCGACAAGCTTGTCGATATTCTGGTGGAAGTCTTCATTTTCCTTGCCGAATTCATCCAGAGCATTGTGGATCGTACTGTAGTACTCCTTCTCAGCATTCTCCTCTTCTGCCCTCTGCTTGTTGAGCTGAGTTATCCTCTGCTCATAGTTCTTGAGAAAGTCAGCAGGATTTTCCTGAAAGGCATCGAGGATAGCCTGAGGGTTTTCATTGCTCAGAATGTCATCCAATGGAAGGGGCGTGACCTCTTTGGTATCCGGATCATCGCTCTTGCCTTCGAGCATCTTCTCCATAAGCTCCATTCTTCCTTCGAGCTTGGATCGAGCAGTTCTCTCACCGGACAGTTCCTCTTCGTATTTACGCATCTTGTCATTGACTTCCTTGAAGCGCTCATACGGAACCGCTTTGGGTTCGTCGTCGTCATCCCCGTCCTTATCTTTCCCTTCGTCTACATCTGTGTCGTCAGAATTCGAATCGTCAGCGTTTTCCGTCCCTCCGGACGAGTCATCGTCATCGTCATCCATCAATTTGATTATCTCGTCGTAATCATCAACGTCGGGGTTATGGGTTTCTAGGTCGTCGGTAGATGAACCGACATCGGCGTCTTGATCGTGGATCAAGTTATCAACACCTTCGCCATTGTTTACATCTTTGTCCTTATCCGACATAAGTCACCTCACTGTTAAGGGTTACCAACTTGCTCCAGAGCTTCCCTACGTTTCTTCACATTCTTTTTCACGTTTTTCATGCTCTGTCGCCCTAAACCATAATAGGTTTGCTTCTTCTTTTTGTTTTTCTCTCGCCACCCGGTGATCTTCTCGATCATCCGTCTAACAAAGCTTTTTTCATCTTCTACCTGGGTTCCACCCCTAGAGATAGTATTAGCCATAACTTCCCCCTATTTCTTCTTACTATAGGTTCTAAACATGCCAAGGCATTTACCTATGGCCTGAGACTTAGTCTTTCCCTCAGCCTCGACCTTGGGAATGCACTTATCCATCCACTTGTCTCTGCTTTCCCCTTTGTACTTAGGCACCTTTCCCCCTCCTTGGCCTCACAACCATCTTCTTTATCTGGACTGAGATGTCGTGCCTGTTTCCTCCCTTGACTTCCTCCCTTATGTTAACACTATCAACAGAGCCAATACCCATTACCTCAACTTCCTCCCCGGCCTTGAGGTTTTTGATGCCGAGCTTTTTTACTTCTTCGTCGTTAAAGGAAAGTCTCGTCCCATAGGGATACCTCTCCCTCTCGGAGTCCACGGCCATAGGCTCTGGCATGTTCTTCTTCTTGGCCCTCCTTAGATCTACAAGCTTTTTGACCATTTTTGATTTCATATCAGACATAATAACCTCCTAAAATCTCTCTGTGTACCTCTGCCTTAGCGTGGCTACACGTTTATTTGCAGACACTTCTTGTTCATCCTTGGGCACAGGAAAGGGATCTGCGTACAACTCAGCAATTCTCTTTCTTGCTTGATCCCTGGTGGTTATCTCTTCCTGTTTGCCATCTCTGACAAATTCCAGATCATTGATAAAGCCGTTGATGTCCTTAATCCAGGAGGGATCTGACACCTTGATTCCACCATGGCCAAGAGTGATTGTCTTCTGCATCATGGCGCCACAGTCGGGACATTCGACATCAAGTACAACGTCCATCTTATGGAATTTCTCTGTGATAATCTCACACTCATGACAACAGTAATCGTACAGCGGCATAATTACTCCTATTGTGGTGGTGCTAGGTTACCCTGATCAGCACTATCGGCCTGTGCCTCTTTCATCTGGTTAACCACTGCGTTGTACTCAGACTCATCCATGTTGGCTATCTTCTGGACAGTTGCAATAACTTCGGGATTTACCCCGAGGGCCTCAAGCCTCTGCATGATCGGAGCAAGCTGACCAAGCTCCATACGGTGTATGACTTCGGCACGGTTCGGCCAGTCAAGGCGCTCAAGAAGCTCTCTAACGTCTACGGCGCCAGCCTTGAATAATTCAAGGGCCTCCTCACGCTGCTGCAGGCGAGAGGTCGGCATGGTAGAACCGCTCACAACTGAGAAGTGCATCGGGATTATAAGATCCTTGCCCACGAAGGAGCCGGACTCAGTTGTCCCTCCCTCACGCTCCACAAAGAACATTCTGTCCTCTGTGAACCAATTCATTGCGTGAGACAGATACATTCGGCCCCTGTCTCTAATCATCTTTCCATAGCTTCGAATCTTTCCCCTCAGCATGGTATGCATTGACTCGATAATAGTGGCCACGGTCTTGTACGCCATCCGGCCCTTGGCCAGGTTGGGATCTGTCATGTCGAACTGGCCACTTATCTTGTCGAACAGCTCCCGATAGATCGACATAACGTGTTCTATGTCACGATGTACCGGGGGGGGCTTCATGTGTTGAATAGCGCTTGCAACTACGTGATTCTTTGGATTAATCACCTTTGCGGGGTTGTTGGTAAAATGACTATTCGGAACCTGAGCGTCTTTCGGGTTTATTACCGGGCTCCTCACTGCCTTGTCCTTAGCCAGGTTGAGCTGGCTAAGACACTTGTCGATCTCGAAATTGATAGATTCTAGCTGCTCGATAGAGCTGAACCCCCAAGGGGAAACTATGTCCTTATTTGACTGTGTAAGAGTGAACGGGAACTTATCCCAGAGGTGCGTCAACGAAGCAAGTTCCGCTGGAATTGTTGGGTTAATGGATGGGTTGGGCCTATCGCTCAACACAATATCACCACCGTTACAACATGTGATACAGCGGATATTACCGGGGTACTTTGGCACCCTCTCCTTCCTCTCCGGTATGCTTATAAGTTCATCACTCTCTTCGTCATAGACCATCCTTGCAGGTTCCACCACTCGCTCAATCGTAGTGAAGTCTTTTACCCAGAACTCAAGTATAAGCACTTCTCCCTTGCCACCCATCATCTTGGCAACAGCCTGTATGTTCCCCGTGAAAGTGGCATGGTCTACACCGTAGTCACCAAATTCCTTACCTATACCCCTGGTGGTTCCACCAAAGATCTCCCTCCTATGCTCACCAAGCTTGTCACGCCACAGCTTGTCGTCGGTGATATACTCAGCCATATGTGGCCACTTGCGCCGAGCCTGGTTAACTGGCACCGTGTAATAGTGTAAGGCGGCCTCCCACTTGTTGGGACGCTTCTCGTTTAATGGCCAAAACCCGAAATTGTGCGGATCTACCGATATTACCTCGACATCGCCAAAGCCGTTATTGAGGCTGGGGTTGAAAATTATTTTCTCAATAACGCAGCCATTGATTTCGCCAGTTGTGATACTTTCTGCCAAGACATCTTGCTGCTCAGTCTCGTTCCACCAGTGCCTTGACACTTTATGTATGGTCTGAGCTACGTCATCATTCTCTGCGTGTATGTCAAAAGTTGGGTTGTTATCAGTAAGAAGGTTTACAGTTCTTGTGACATAGTTCCAAACTAAATTGACAGTTGAGAGTTTTATCGATCCCTGACTCCTCCAATGTCTTGCCCTGAAAAGCTCGTAGTTGCGGAACCATTTATGAGGGAGCTTCTTCTTGTCCTTGTCCTTTATAATTTCCCCCAATATGAAGAAGGCATAGTGCCCCACATTGTCATGACCATCTGGAGGGATTATGCACTTCACGAACTGTTTCTCGTCTGACTGGAGGGATTCCTTGTTTTTTGTCGATAAAGCATCCCCCACTTTCTTGACGGCCTTCTTAATTGTTTCCATCTTCTATTTCCCTCATCTTGGCCTGGTGTTTTCTGTAACATTCTAGACCTTTTGCATATTTGCGGGTTCCTCTCACCACTCCACCGCACCCACAAGGGCACTCACCAGCAGCCTTAGTGATTATATGAAATTCATGGTTTTCATCCATGAATGAATTTGTTAGATCTGCCCTGCCCTCCACTAATGGAACGAAGAGGTGTTGATCCAGCCCTTCTTCTTGGGCATGAGGACAAACAAATTCCAGCGGGGTAGCGTCATCTAGAGGTAGCGGCCAATTCTCGCAACCAGGGTGTGGGTTGATCATGTATCCCCTGAGTGGAAGATCGGTTCTTGCGGGAATTATAAAGCCCACTCTATCCCTACACTGAAAACATATGATGTTCACTTGGTCTGTGCTTTCCTCTTTTTCCCTCAGCCTTTCCTCACCAACGTCTGTGATTTCCTCAATGTTGTCTTCGTTGAGTCCGGCTAATATGTCTATCTCTTTAAATATCATTGTTCCCCCTATTAGTTGCTGTGCCTGTTGATGTAAGCCAACTCTTCATCACTTGGAAACTCATGGCCGCCCTCTTCGGGAGACAGTAGGGCCTTACTGAAATAATCCTCACTCAGTTCATCCACTTTCTCTTCCTCGGTCTTGTAGTGCCTCTCTGTTCTAAACCTTGGAAGCACAAGTTCAACCTCTGGATCTAGGCCCATGCTTTTCCTTCCTAGCCCGTATCCGACTAAAACAAGGGCCAGTGTCTGCAGGACCCCAACTCCAAAAGAAATTCCAGCAATTATCAATTCTGTTACCATGTCATGTCCTCCAGAAGATCGTCATCGGTTATGGGGTAACGTGAGCGCCTGTAGAAGTCATTTGCATAGTCCTCATAAGTGTCATGAACATTTGTAGGCATCGTTTGTTCGAGTTTGTCGCTCCACTTTTCACCCCAAGTCTTTCGCCTCTTTGGTTTTAGTTCCGGGTAATACTCAGCAAAAGCCAGCATCATTGCATCTGCTACGTCGGGAGACTTTATCCCCTCACGCCTCATTCTCTCCTTGCTCCAGATCGCCACCTTTCCGTTACTACCATACTCATAGCGAATGGAAGTGAGCTGCTCGATGAGCTTGACGATCTCGGCCTTGCTCATCTGGACTGCGATGGGCTTAAGGGATATACTCCCCTCTTCAAATCTGGTTCTTAAATTCCAGTAATACTCGGCTCTTAGGTTTGCGAATTTATCTTTTTCTATGGCTGGTCTACTTACGTCAACACCATGCACATCTAGGTTTTGCTCTAAAAGCCTGTCTACAACTCCGCCCCCAACCCCAATTTCGTCGATCTTAATGTTGTTGGGGTTCATGCGCTTGCACAGGCCCACTATCTGCCCGGCTGTTTTCATGGTGTTCTGCCTACTGTAGGAGAGTATGCCGACGACCTTTATACCTTTAACCAAAACAAAAACCGTCTTGTTCTCTCCGTACCTGGCAATGTCTACCCCGGCTGCATCGAACTTGTTTCTCGAAAGCTTCTTCGGGTAATCAGCCTCCCTCTTGAGGGCGGCCTCTATCCAATGCTTTGGTATTAAGGTGTAATCACTCTGAAGAGGGAACTCCCCAAGAACCCGAACCCGGTAAACGTCAGAATCCTCACCGAACTCGATAGCTATCTGCCTGACGAACTCTGGGCTAACCCTTGGTGACTCCTCCCCATTAAAGGTGAGGACTGTCCAGGGGTCATCCTCCCAAAGTGTGCAAGCGTTATAAAAAAACCCAACCGTTCTAGTTGGGTTCGATGTCATCACGCAGCGGTTGCCAACCTCGGTTAGGGCTCCACGAACAACCGTGAAAACCTCCTCAGCAACACCCGAGGCCTCGTCGATCATGAACAAAAGATTCCCAGAGTGAAAACCCTGTAAGGCCTCAGGCTTCTCTTTTCTCGCTGTTCTAGCTACAGCAAACCAGGTTCTGTCGTACTCCTTGTGATAAAATCTGTCGGAGGTTACAACAAACAGACCCCTAAAAAATGGATGCAGCTCCATGTGCCACTTTGAAAGCTCGGCCCACAGAACGTCCTTCAACTGCGCCTCACTCGGGGCCGTGCAGGGTACCCTGGCATGCTCCCTGGTTAGCATCCACCAAATAATTGTTACAGCGTCAGCTGCAGTCTTCCCAGTACCATGACCAGATTTTACAGCAACATGAGTTCCGTTGGCTATCGACCTGAAAAAACTCCTTTGCTGGTCGGTTGGTATGAATCCGAGCATTTCCTCGGCAAATCTTTCAGGTTTATTTTTGTACGGAAGCATCTTCCACCAGAAGTACTTCTCCGGTGCCTGACGCATCATCTCCTGCTCTATCAGCTCCAGCTCTAAGTCGTTTAGCTTCCCTGAGCTGACTGGCCCTTTTTTCGAGGATTTCGAAGTCGGCATCAATTATCTCATCCATGAGAACTCTAACGTTCTCGTTTACGTTAATATTTTTCTCAACAGCCGCTTTCCTAACCTCTGTAAGGTTGAGGATGTAAGTGGCAATGGCATTAGCTTTTGTTAGGTTGCCCTGCTCCAGGGCATCAGCCATAACTGCTTTCTTGACCTTCCACGAGGAGTCATTGAGAACCTTCCTGAGCTTTCTCGTGTCCCTCGTGGTCATAATCAGATGCAATGCCTCGCCAAGAATGTCCTGAAGCCAAGCAGCGTGAACTGTTCTATGTTCTGTCTTGCCACCGTCTTTTCTTTGGCTGTTTCTCTTTCCGCCTGGCTTAGCCATGATTACCCCTTGTGAATAATGCAAATGGTTATGTACTCGTTGTTCCCGACAACCTGGAGGCTAATAATCGCCCCAGTTGTTTCATCGAGGGTTTCGATGTAAGTCTCGGCCTCGGCCATGGCAACTGTCGGGGTTCCGGTTATTACTTTGTCCACTACTGCATAGTTAGCCATAATTTTCCTCCAATAAAAAACCCACTCCGGTTTCCTAGAATGGGTCTTTGAGATAACATTAAGCGCTTATATGTTATTTAAAATATTCTTACTGTAACCTTCTTGAAATCGTTTATGGTTTTCTCCCAGGCACGTTCAAAGGCATACTCGACATCTGTTGGTTTTAGAAAAACACGTTTCTTCGGAAGCTCGGCTAAAAGATTGGACGTTAATTCTTCGTACACCTTCTCGGCCCGATACTCAAAAACCACATCCTCCCATTCCTTGCCAATCAGGGTCCTTATGTGTTTGATGATGGCAAACCTAAGAGACATCTGCTCCCTCCTCCATGAACATTTCCCAAAGAGGTAGTTCGGCAACGGAAAGAGTCTTCTCCTCATCCCTCTTCTTGAGTAGGCCGCATACTATCTCCCTGCCCTTGTCGCCTACTTCAATGTTTTCAGCCTCTACGGTACTGTCCCACACTATCCTATTGTCGGCTACCTTTACTCCAAATTTTTTGAAATCTTCTTCGCTTAAGCCAACTTTGTCAGTAAGGTCCCTGACCACTTTAAGGTCAACCACTCCCCCTTGGTATCCCTGGAGGAGTTCCAATAACCTAAGTCTTAAACCTACATCCAGCCTCATAAGATCTCCTATTCTATGGTGTGTTCATCCTCGATGGCCTTGACTGCGTTCTTAACAATCGTGGCCACTTCCTCTATATCCTTCTCTATAGTGTCCTGATCCCAAGGGTCTGGACCGTTCACACCGACAGGAATCTTGGTGTGTATGTCCTGGAGCTTCGTACCGTCAGCTGCTTGTGCCTCTCCCATGATGACAGCGTAGCTAGTCCAGGTTCCCTCACTCTCCTTGCGACTGATCTGCACTGTTTTGATCAGAACCTTGTCGCATGGTGGAAATAGTTGTTTTGCCATTTTAAACCTCCTACGAGACGTCATTAACTTCACTTACAGAACTCCAAGATACGTCGTTGATTTCTCCTACACTACCACCTGCAACGTCATTGACCTCTGATATATCGCTCGGGCCAGAAGAGTAGGTGATCTCAACGTCAATCTCATATACTATATAGTCACCGCTGGGACCAATATTCCCTGTTAACTGGACTTCCAGCCCTCCTATATCTGCATTAGATTTAGAGAGTCCGGACCAGGCAGTTGTCCAAACATTATCTATTGATAGCACAGCGTTAGTTATAGTTTTGTTCGATCCTATCTGTCCACCAGCGTCATATATTCCGATATCTAAAGAGTCACCACTAGTGTATCTAGCCCCTCTGACCTGTACACGGATACTAGTACAAATCCCGCTAAAACTAGGTGCGGTTAGTGTAAATCTGTCTACCTTCCCGTCGGTACCGGCACCAATATAATCTGTGTCAACAGGAGTACCAACTCCATTGTCTACCAGTAGGTAATGATCAGTCCCAGCAGAAGTGTACCACTCCTTAGTGACATCTGAATCAGGTCTAAGAGTCTCAGTCGCCACTATGCTACCTCCACAATCGTACAGTCTGGGAAGAACGCGACATAATCCGCACCTTCAGCCCATCCTACACAGACAACAGCATCTCCAGAGCCAGCTGGAGCAGTGTGTGTCATATCTCCAGCAGTTGTAGAGCAGTATAGCCTAGATCCCACAGTCCATGCCCAACTATCATCACGCACCCACCCCTGTTTTAAGAATGTACCTGTAGTGTCGGCGTTAACAGTCTCTAAGGCCATATATAGACCAATAACACTAGCAGCAGCATCTGCATCACACTTCCACAGTTTGCCATCCGACTTCATGTAGCAAACTTCACCAAATACCACATTCTCTCCAGCGGTCTTTTCACAAGTGATACCAGATGCTTTGTGGTCGCTACTCGGGGCGGAGTCTATATTGATACTCATGCTGTCTGCAAGTTTAAGCCCTTCAGTGTTGATAAGAACTAAAGCAGACCCACCAGAGTAAAAATATATCTGGTCACTACCAGGGAAAGCTATGTAGGTGTCTACGTCGCCAAGACTGTAGAGACTACCACCTATGTAGAGATCGCCGTCTTCGTCTAGGAGTAAGACAGAGGTATCGTAATTGCGTACAGCTAATACATTAGCGTTAGCCCCCATATTGGTAACGGTAGTCCCTGTCTTAGTTTGCGCCCAGAGGGTGATGCAACCAGCACTGCCTGTAGTCTTTGTAGTGTCCTCACTAGTACAACTACCTACCAAATCAATGGCTCTAGTAGCCTCAGTTACACCATCTATCCTCAATCCACCACTAGCACTTGCTGCTTTCTTAAAGTACGCAAAAGTATCTGTCTCACCTAATGAAGTTATTCCATG